CCATATACCTATTTATTATCCACCAATGAAGGTATTCGTGGAACCTTGTGCGATTGCGTCTCCGCAAGAAATATTATCCCCAATTCTAGCAGCAGGAAACCCTTCTATGAAGGTATTACCAGAGCCAGAAACATGTGCCCTTGCGCTTGGTTGAGGGTGCACCGTAATACCACAAGAATGAGTGGCATGAAACGACCCACTATTCACTACACCAACCTTTATACCATTCACAAAGGTCTTAGAAACTGGTGTTTGTAACATAGGGGTTGGTGGAAAACAACCATGTCCAGTGCTTTTATCTCCAACTCTTACGATTGCTGGCATTATACTGTGTATCCTACATAAGTTTGAAGAGAGTTTTTACCATTAGTCCAATCATTTTGCACTGTTATGGTATAGATATTTATTCCCTTTACAATCAATCCGTCTCTTGCAGTGGCTGTATATGTATAATTTTTTGTTCGATTAGTATCAGCATCATATGATACCATTTCAGACAATTTTGTTATATCAATTTGTTCAAATTTCGGCACAGTAACAAAAGTATCGGTGGGAGTCCTATACTGTATACTATTCGTAAAAGAGTCAAAATAATAACCACTTATACTTGCCCTAATTGGAGATACCAGTGATTGTAATGAAATGGTACTTGGATTCGTTTCGTTAGCCACTATGGTAACAGGATATCTGGTGGTTGTCAGTGTAAGTATGTCTGCTTCCTCATAATAAATCTCAAAATTTAGAGATTGATTTTCAGTAACAGTGCCAAGCTGAGTAACAGTAGGATAAAACATAGTTTACTTTTTAGGGAACACACCATTTTCAGGTTCTAGTAAGAAGAATCCAGCTGGAACTCCTTTGCTATTTCTTGCAAAAGTTGAATGACGAGACATAGTAAATGCCATCTTTCTGTTTCCACCTGCATAATTATATCCGATGTGTATCCATACAGATGAGGGATTATCGTACTCAAGAATAATTTGGTCATATGGGATGGCACGTTCGACTAATTGCACAAGTTCGTATGTTCGTTTGTAACGACTCGATCCTCTCAGACCAATATCAAGTGCTTGTCCTTTAGGATGCATTGAACTCGCAGATTCTGCTGCTAGCACACCCTTTAATCGATATCCTGAATTAACACCCCACAGCCCTGTCTTATACCCTCTCATACCTTCAGGTAAAATTTCTTTCTCAACCAATGGCTCAAGACAGGCTTGTACGGTATTCGCTAAGTTACACACAACTTCTTGTGGTGTGTAAATTCTTTGTTTGTTGCCCTGTAAAACATCAGTTAGAGTTTGGTTCTGTAACCTGTGACGTCCGTTAACACCACCATCAATACACATACCAAGTGTAAAGTTTTTAGTAAGTATATAACTATCAGTAAATCTATCAGTTGTTAAAATAACGGCACAGCTAACAGGTTGACCAGGAGCAGTACCACCAGATGCTGCGGGTGCAGTTTCATATGCGCCATCAGTATTTGTTCTACCACCAGTTTCTTGTTCTTTGTCGTGCGCTAATTTTCTACCTTCAGGTGTTTGTAAATCTTCTTCAGTTTCTCCTGCTTTCTCATTGCTTTGAGTTCGCTCTCTTGGTTCAAGCGCTGGAATACTATTACCCATAGGAGATCCTTCTGCGGGGAACACTAATGCTGTAGCATCAGCTGGAGCAGTTGGCGTAGCAGGATTTGCGCCATTACCAAAATCGCCTCTAGAATAATCAAGACGCATAGCGCCACCTGATTTTATCTCCATGGCAGAATCAGTACTAAACCTTACACTTCCAGTAGATTTAATATCTGTCAATTCAGTAACTGCTATGCCAAGATTACCTTTAACTGCAGCTGAAGCATTTCCACCAACATCGATATCTAAATTTCCACCCACCTTTAACGAAAGATCAGCAGCCACTGCGATATTTAAATTCTTGGCAACACCAATATCCACGTTTCCACCAAACACTGCTTCAGCATTACCTTCTACTTTAATGTTTGCGTCAGATTGGCAAAGTATATTGACTTGGCCACCGACTGTTAAATTGCATGCGCCATAGACATAAACAAAACCATTCTTTGACATAACAGTGTAAGAGTCGCCATTAATGTAATCAACACGTGTTCCGTCAGCATCTATATCAGAATATGTTCCTGCTCTGTGGAAAGATGTTATTCTTTCATTTCCTGGAGTATCATCTATCTCTAAAACGTGACCAGATTCGCTCTCGTATACTTTATTAAATGGATATTGGCCACCATAAGGTGCTTCTGGTTGATCCCAAAAACTGCTATTTGATGTAGGAATTTTTAATACTCTAAGTCCATCTTTTATATCAATGACAGTTCCCTTAGTAACACCACGAGCAAGTCTGTTTGTGTCTGGTTCATTTATTAAGTTACCCAGTGGATACTTACCGTTAGGATCTCTAAAACCAAATCTGCTTTCGGCTGCTGATGGAGATGGAATTACTGCGCCATTAGAATCAGTTCCAGCTGCAGCTTCCGTACTATCGCCAGGAGTTGTGGCTGAAGCATCTTTATCAGCAATAGAGTTTGATTCTTCTCCGTAAAAATACTCAAAGTATCTTTTCTTTTTCGCTGCGATGTCTGGAGAATTTACACCAACTGCTCTCTTAGCAAGGTCAAAGTATCTTGCATCATTAGGAGCATTTTTAGGAACTCTGTCTACAAGATAAAGAGCAGCAACAATGGCGCAAACATTTAAATCGGAATTTAGGGAATCGGGATTGTTGACAATGTCAATATTCAAACCAAATTTCTTAGCGAGATTATTGTATCTAATATAGTTAGACTTACCTGTTAGTTGAATAAATCCACGACCAAAATATTTCCCACCTTCTTCATCGGTCAAGTGATTGAAGAATCCTTTTCCTCGTGTTGTTGGTCCATAAATGTAACTAAAGAAACCTGCTCTACCTTTAGCATCGGCAGACCATCTAACATAATTTTTCCACTCTTCCTCGGGACGCTTATTTGTAATTCCTGGAAATATTTGAGTAAATCTTTTCTCATCATAGTAAGTATTCTCAAACAATGGTTGCCATGCTGATTCTCCACCAGCAATACCAAGTAAAGCACACTTTTGCGCTTTTGATGTTAGACCCACCTTATCGCAAGCAGCAATCATTGCCTTAATACCTGCGCTTGCTGCTGCCACGTTATTCGTAACACCCTTTGGTGGAACTGTTGGGATAGCCTTATTAACATCAGTTGCTGCTGGCGTATCTGCTGTTGAAGTTGTTGCAGTTGTAGTGGCAGCTGCTGGTGGAGCTGATCTTGTTGGAACACCATTAGCAACAGTGATAGTGCCACCTGTTTCTAATGTTTCTTCTTGACCGCTACGACTTTCTTTTACTGAGTCTAAATTAGTAGGAGCAGATTTAAATGTAATAATCTGTTCGCCAGAAAGACCAAAGGGTTTATTGATTCTAATGCTCCTAGCGTTGAGCACTTGTTCAATCAGAGTTTCTTCTTGTATACCTGGACCAAAAACTCGCATATCTTTGCTGAGTTTTTCTGTTAAGTTTTCGATCTGCCCATTCGGATCATAGAATGTCAATTCTGTAACAGGTAGTTGAGAAGGAACAGTTCTCAACTCAACAGCAGAGTCAGCTGGAGCAAGAACTATATTATTTGTGTCTACATCAATTTGACCATATAAACTTTGTTGTGGTATACCACCAATAGTTCCCATCATAACAGGAAACTGTTTTGCCTCATCTTGGAAAAATATGATTACCCAAGTCCCTGTTACTGGACCGATCGGGGTGTATCCTATACCATTCATAGCAGCAGAAGTTACAGGCTGCATAGGATAAGCCCATGGCAAATCATCAGTTGGTAATAGTGTTGAGTCTTCAGTATGGACGCCAACTACTCGGACTTTACATCTTCCGATTTGTAGAGGATCGTCACGACTTTCTACAACTCCAGTATGAAACATTGCACTCATCTTCCACCCCTATCTAGATCAACTATCATAGAATCTTTTATTAATTCCATGTGACATGTATGCTGTTCTGTATCAATTGTATGATTTATTGCTGCGACTAAGTAATTTCCAGAATGGATCTTATCAATTAAGTCATCCGTATTTTCTTGCGTATATGCTGATGCTGTTTTATATGTAGTCAAATTTACTCTCATCCCAACTGTGTAATCGGTTCTTCCTGAAACAACAATTTGTATCTTAAAAGATTCCGCTTGTCCCATTAATGATATTCTTTGTTGTGCGTTTTTCGTATTAGTAATATCATTGTAATTTGTATAAACACCAAAGTGTTTTTGTTCATATAACTGCATCGCATTCGGCGCTACTGGAACACGGGAAGATGCTATGGGAAATTTGTTTAAGTGGTTATGGTTTTGAAAATCTTGTAAAAGATTATAGTTTTTTACAGAATATTTTTTACTGACAAAATCGTGTGTGATCATTTTTGAAGAATATACACCACTACGTGTTCTTTGCATATAGTCAAAAGAACGATCGACATTTAATTGTAACACACGCTTAAATCCCTCATCAGTATCTTGTATATTTGTGCCTTGCGGTGTAAATGCTCTAGTTTTATTATCAAAAATAAACTCTTGAAACACAGGGGCACTGTAAAGTTCATTTAAAGTAACAAAATTAAAACCAGTTCTGTTTTCAAAAAATAAGTACGTACTATTATTCTTATCGCTCACTGCAACTTTCGCTAGATAATTTAGACAAGCAACTGGACTCCAAAAATTAGAAACAAATCTTACCTTGTTGGCAGCTTGCTCATATCTTACTACTTTCGGAGAATTTAATCCACGTGGTGTTCCGATAAGTTCTTTAGCAATATCGCTGCAATTACCTTCAAACGATTTACTAAGTTTAAAATTTAAATCTGCGACTGCTTCCTTTGAAATAAAATGTAACACGTAAGCTGCATTTTTATCATTCAACAATAGACGTTGATCCATCTTAAAGAGATAGAAATCTCCTTGGATAATTCTGTCCTTAGAATCCATTGTTGGAGTGGCAATTTTCAATGTCAAATACTCTTCTCCAATAAATGGGAAGAAGTTAACCAGATCAAGCGCATCTGTAAGAATAAGTGTGCCTGAAATAAATGGAGAAAAAATATCTTCAAATACTTCTACCTGCGCAATCTGTCCACGCACATCTTGCACAAATCCATTGGAAGATCTTACTAGAGCTTCTTGAATATTTACATCACCAGGAAACTTTAAACCCATCCCCGACATTATAATTTCCTATACATATCTAAAACTTGAGACATCAAGGCTGGTGCCAATATTTTTAATTTTCTTTTTTGTTCATTTACTCTATCTTCATGTAGAGTGTTACTGATAGTAGTTGTGCCAACACCAGAGTTAACTATAAGACCAGCAGCATTTTCGTAATGGTGAACAGCATTTATATTCGCCTGTCCATATTTTGCTATTACATGTTTATCTAGTTGCGGTTGTGACAATGGCATATCATTAATGTAGTCATACTTTTCATTTAGAATCATGAGAACCCAATGATACATTGGAGATCCATATAGTTTTTCTGAAATCATTTCCATTGTTTCGCCATCTTTAATGTAGTAGTATTCCCACTGGGAAATATTTTCAACTACTTGTTTTCTAAAGCGAACATTCTTTGTTATATCTCTCAACACCATCAAATCAAAATTTCCAGGCGATGTTTCAAAATCATAATATATTTGTTCGAAGTTATCAAAATACATTATAGACCCTCTTTAATTTTATCTTTAGTAAGGACACCCAATTCTCTAAATGTCAATTGAATGTTGATTTGAGTTGGTGTTCCATCTGCGAATGTTGCGAATTGACCATTTGGTGTATAATTAACAGTCATGTCAGCCAACACACATGAGGTGTGTTTGTGGATTGATTTATTTAAACCCTTACCCTTATAGTAG